ACAATCTTAATCTCCTTATCGAGAGTTCCACATTTGCCCTGGGCTCCCGGACCGGCATAGAGGACAAAATCAAAGGGAATACTTGTATTGCGCTTGACCGACCGGTAAAGGATATTCACATATTCGGGGGCGTAATAGTCGCGGCCGTCCCAGCAAGTGCATACCGTGATCTCTGCCGGCGCTCCCAATAAATCCCGGGTCCAGCCGGACATTGATTTGACTTTGCCCAGGAGCAAATCCTTTTTATCCTCCCAGCCGGGGCGGAAGGCTTCATACGGATTCCCCTCCGGGGCGTTCCCGGTAAGAGGGCAACCGCAAAGAATGACATTTTCATAACCGAGATCGATGGCGGCAAGGGCCCCGGTGATTGCCGAAGACCCGGAAGGAAGCGGATATTCCTTCACGATATCGACTCCAGGCACATTGTAATAGCAAACAATCAGGGAATCAGGCCTGCGCCTTTTAATCTCCGGGATATCCTCGACATGGTTTGTCGCCACATATTTGGCATCCCCGGCGTAATCCCGCGCCATGTCCATGCCTATCAGCATGGTGTCATGATCTCTGACCGGAACAGCTGCCAAATCTTCCAGGTAGCAGGGAGCGCGGCCTATGATCACGAGGGGTTTACGCATTAATCCATTCCTCAGTAGGGGCGCCCAGGAGCTCGCGGGGGAATCCGTTCATTGCCCGAACCTGATCCTTGATTGTTTCGTAACGGACTCTCCAGCCTTCCTGAAACCGTTTATAATCTTTGTCCAGCAGCATGACACCGGCCACGATTATCTTGTTGTATCCCATGCCCAGAGCCGCCTCTATGCCAAGCATCGTCGAGCTTCCGGAAGGCGAAAAATAAGGCCAGAGCCTGTCAGGGTTGCCATTTTCATTGTGGCCATGAGAAATATAATCGAGATTCCCTCCTGCCTGCTGCCGGCGCTCTCTGAATTTCTTAATCTCATTTGTATGGTAAGTCGCCATATGTTGAATATTGCCGAGATACCTGTCCGCACAATCCAGGCCGATCGCCATGAAATCGTAATCATCATGGTTCGTAATTTCCGCCAGATCCGCCTCGAGGCAGGGAGCAGTACCCAGGATAATGATTTTGCTTTTCATTTAATCGGCTCCGCCTTCGCAAGCATCCTGGTCTTTTCCTGGCTGGATTGAGTCGATCCGAAAAAGAACTGCAATATTTGCCCGAAGCCCGAAGACAGGGCACCAAACAGCATGAAGATCACCCCGTTCTGATCCTTCGGCAGCTCGATATTGAGCAGAAACCCCAACAAAATGAAGAAGCCCCCGACAATTACCCATGCCAGAATATAGAGATTTATGTCCCCCCGGCCTGTAATTTTCTCATGAGACGTCCGCATATCGCGGGCTCCCTGGACATCCTTGAGTTCCATGTCGAGCTTTTGGATTTCCTGCTTACCAACCTCTAATTGAAAGTCGAGTTGAGACTGTTTGAGCTNNAGCTTCAAGGCTGCGTTGGGGTCGGCCTGGATCGCCTGCACCAGGGCATCTGGAGTCCCTTCTGTTCCGAAGGCTTTACCCAGAGCCTTGACAGCGAGTGCCGCAGGGCCTGTGATCGCTCCAGCGCCGGGGATGAGGGAGACCATTTCGAGGACGCCTTCCACTCCGGGGGCGTATTTGGCGATTGCATCTTTTACGTCTTGCCAGTCCATTATCCCTCCATCAACACAGATTTGGCCCGCGCCAGGATGCGCTTGCGTTCTTCAATCCCGTTGAGGCCGCCGTTGATCCGCTTCGTGATAGTCAATACATCGTCGAGGTCGGCGTATTTGTTTAGTCCCCTCTTGGCCCAAAACCAGCCAGCCACGTCCGCACTGAGCCGAGGGTCTTCCGCCACCAGTTCCGGACGTGCCAGTAACTCCCAGCCAATAAACTCGCCGTACTGAGAATAATTGCTTTTACCCGTAAGCTGAATGAGGCCGCGGCCTTTGAAACGAGGTCCGTCACCTTCTTCGGTATTTCCCAAATCTGCGCGATTTTCATAAGCCCTCCCGCTTGCCAACTCTTCTCTGTACCTGAGTTCCCCTGATTCATGACCTACCTGTGCTAAAAAGTGGCACTGTCTCAGGGGAGTGTCGATTTCGTATATCTTCATTGCGACGGTAAGCGGCTCGAAGAAAAGGTCAACGTCCTGGTCCTTCGCGTGTACATAAATGGCTCTGAGTTGATCGGCGTTCATTCAAGCGCTCCGTCTGTCCGCATGTTTGGCGCTCTATCGCACGTCTTTTTCACAGGGTCGAGTATCCAGGCTGGCTTACTAGAATCTCCAGCATGAATCAGGGTCCGTCCGTCCGGTAAAAGGTGGGCATGGTAGGCTTCTCCCAATGCGGATAGAATCTCTTTCTGCTGCCCTGGAGGTTCTTTAAAGGAACTAACTTTTAAAAACGCCCACATACCACTTGAAGCCAGGGCGTTGATGGCTATAAAGAGAACGGCGAGGCCGATGATTTTCTTGACGCTCCCGGTCAAAAGGCGAGTAAACCAGTTCTGCTCATCAAGCCGAATTGCTCTCTCATTTGTTGCAGCGATAAACCCGTCCACTGTTTTTTCTACTTTTTCAAGTTTATCCTGCAGACCGTTATCGACCTTCTTTTTGATATGGGCGATATCGGAGGCAATTTCCCCTAAGAGCTTATGATGACTGATTACGAGATCGCATGGTTTGTCTGTCATTGCCCGAAGCCCCTTTTTATGTTATTTACTCTGCCGCCGATGGCGCTGGACCTAACCCTTTGGTCCCAGGTGCGTCATCACCTGAAAGGCGCTGTCGGCTTTTCTTCTTTCCGCTGTTCTCTTCTTTGATCTCAACCGCTCCATTAATGATGGCATTTAATATCTTGTCGGGCCTGATCCCCGTTATCGGAGAGGTCCCCTCAAGCAGGACCTCTCCCGGTTTACGAATCTCCCCGGCCATCGGCCAGGGAGACTTGAATATCAGTTTAAAATTCGCCATGAATCACCTTAGCTGAGGGTCGCCTTGCAGCCATACTGCCAATAACCGAATCCCACATTACAGATCCGCTTGACGCCATAGAGGTGCTCGTTGTTTTTGAACTCGTGCTCCGAACCCTCCGCGATGGCGCTGACGGAAAGCGGCTCCTCTTCCTGGATGATGAACGGTTTCGCCGGCGCATCGACCCGGAATACCTGGAAGGCATCCGTGTCGGTCAGCCGCGGATTCGCAACTCCCGAGACATTGAATCCCTGGTTGCGGGCTGCAACACCGAGGGCGTTGTCGAAGGCACCCGTCGAGGAATTGATGATATTCCCGTAAATGGCTGCCATTGCCGCACCCATCATATTGACCGGGACCATGACGAGGAAATTTTGCGCACCGGCATTCATCGGTTCGCCCTGATCATCCTTGAAAGAATACATATGCTGGATGACTTTCAGGACAGCGGCATTCATTTCCGCTGCGGTCGGGTTGGTTGCGGTTCCGATGTTGAGTTCCGAATAATCGCTGGCAACCAGGTTGTTTGTCTGCGTTCCGGAATCGCCTTCGGAATGATCCACATCGAAGAAATACTGGCCGTCATAACAGAGGCCGGAAGTTGAACCATCGCCATTGTTAACCAATGTGGAGAGCAGTTTCGCATCGAGTTCTCCCGCTCGCTGCGCAAGCTCATTGATCCTGATCATTATCTGTCCGGTTTTGTCCCTGCGGATCCAATCGACTGGAAGCCCCAGGGTAGCTTCCCATGTCTTATTGACGATGGTGATTCCGTTCTCACGGAATCCTTTAGCCTGCCTGCCACCGATCCACTCGCGCAATGCCGGTGGCAATCCGAGCCATTTATAAATTTCCTGGGACTGATCACTGTCAAACGCCATGGATATTAGCCTGATCCATGACGAACCGAGATATGCTTCAAGGGCGGCATAAAAACTGCCGACTATATCCCTTCTTCCAATTCCAGTTGCTCCCATTTTCTATTTACCTCCTGAGAGAAATTGTTATTCCGCTTATGACGGAGTGGGGTAGAATTCGATTACGCAGGTATTCGTGGTGACATACCGGTGAATATGGCCGACAACACTGTTACCAGAGCTGGTCAGGGTGAAGGTCCCGTCGGCGCTCATATAGACCTTGGATCCCACATCCGTTATCGCTACACTGGTGAGGGTGATTTGCACCTTGCCCTTGATTTTCACCAGGACATTAATCGCACCGTTGGTAGCGACTGCGGAGTTGTCCGCCTGTTCCAGGGCAAAACCCTGAAAACTGTCTCCAGCAACGAGGCCGCGGGCATATCCGGAAGAAAGCCCGATTGCCGCTCCTTCATAAATCTTGGTTGAGCCCAACACCGGCAGTATATTGTTTTCTCCCAGTTCGTAAGCTCTTGGGGTATCTGCGCTAAGTGCCATTTTTAATTTCCTCCTGAATTAGTTTTGAAACTATTTCTCCGGCTTCACCAGAATCCGGACGTTTTGCTCGTTTTTCAGATATGCCAGGTAAGCATTGAATCCGCCCATCTTGAACTCGTTCCTGAGTTCGGGCTTGCTGTCCCAGTCCTTTTTTGCCTTCTCTTCCAGCGGGAGTTTGTCATCTGTCGCTTCCGCTTTAACATCTGCGGGTTCAGCCGGCGGGATAACTTTTGGAGAATCTGCCGTAAAGGTGTCATGCTTTGTTTTCATGACCTCGCGCTCGGCAGCCAGGACCTTAACAGCCGCTTCCGGACCCGTGGTCTTGCCATCGAATTTGAGTTCATTAATAAGCGCCTCATGGCCGACTATCAGCTGGGACTCGACACCGCGAATCCTTTCACGTTCGGCACTGGCTCCCTGCTCAATGCCTTCGGCCCTTCCTCTTTCCAGTCCTTCCGTCAACCCCTTTGAATGGGCAGCCGTTTCGATCTCCGCAAATAAATCCGGGTATGCGGTTTTGAATTCTTCAAGCGTCAATTTCATTTTTTGACCCTCCTAAGTAAATTGTCTTCAACTTTTGCCCGTACCAGATAGGTTTGCGGGTTTTCCTCAATTTTTGATATTAAATCCGTCCAGGTGGAAACACCGTCCACCAGGCCGGCATCGATTGCCTCTTTGCCGTTGAAAATTCTCCCGTCTGCCCATGGTATTGTTTCACCCTTTCCATCCTTTACGGGTTCAGCAGACAAGCCCCTGAATTTAGATATGTCATTTGCGAATACCGAATAGATATAATCGAGGGCATCTTGGATCGACTGACGGCCGGACTCACCCAAAGGTGCATATTCGGAAGCGATCCGCTTGTATCTTCCGGCCGTGATTTCCGTTGTCTTGATACCCATTTGTTCCTCGGCCTTGCTAACGTCTATATGCCGGGCAACCACTCCGATTGAACCGACCATAGTGGTATCGTTCGAAATATAAACGCGCTCCGCAGCGGCCCCGATCCAATAGGCTCCGGAAGCCATCATGCCATCGGTAAAAGCAATGATGGGCTTGCCCTGGCCACGGGCAGAGAAAACCGTTTGCGCCAGATCCTGGGTACCGTCCACCGATCCCCCGGGGGAGTCTATATACAGAACAATCGATTTCACTTGAGGGTTAGCCATGGCGTCCATAAAGTCTTTCGTGACCAGCTGCGAGGAAACCCCCCCGGAGATCTTCTGAAAAAAGTTCATGCGTTTTGAAATTACTCCATCAAGGTAAACGATGGCCGTGCCGTTATCCGTTACGTCATAGGCCTTTGTTTCATTATTCAGAGGTCTTCCGATCCGGGCTTCAATCGCCGCCAAATCAATTTTTTCACCCCTTGTATGGGTAAGATAAACTGTCTGCATTTCTATGAGTTGCGCGGGAATGATCGCCCATGGACTCGTTATTATTTCGAGGATCCGCATTTTATTCCTCCCCTGATGGCATTGGCGGCTCTTGCGGCAGCTGGGCGGCATCAGTGGAGTTTTTCGATGACCAGGGGATCCCGGCCTCATCGAGTTTTTTCTTTTCCTTGATGACCTGCCTCATATTTCTTTCAAAATCTCCTCCGGTGAGCGCTGCCGTTTCTTCTGCCCGGCTCGAGATGACCAGATTCAATCTTTTTTCTGCAGCATTAACCTCTTTCAATGGGTCGACCTGCCCGGGAGAGGGCCCGATCCATTGAGCTCCCGAATATGCAAGCCTGATAAGCGGGTCGGCAAAGAATCCCGGCGCGGCAATCCGGCCGGCTGAAATTGCCTCATATAAAAATATTTCATATACGGGCTGATAAAAACTGTCGACGAGCCACGTTCGCCAATTTACGAAATGTTTCCAGGCATCGAGCAAGGCCGCCCGCGCTGCCGAATACGATGAGGTAAAATGCTTGATGAGGACTTCGTAAGGAATTCCGAGGGCGATTCCTATCTGTCTGGTAATAGCGAGGAAGAACGGATCAAAAGAGGCATTGGGCCGTGACGGATTGGCAGTCTCAATGCTTTCATTGGGCGCAAGGCCAATGATGGCGCCAGAGGCCAGCTTGTAATCTTCATCAGTAGAAGATCCCCCCGTTTCTGCGGTCGGGGTCATGGCGGCCAGTTCCCCATCACCGCTCTCCGTCTTTATGAAAACGGTGAACATGGCGGAAATGACAGCCGCCATAAGTTCGGCCTCAGTGTAACGATCGATCTGCTTCAATTGTTCAATGACCGGGGCAAGGTATGGGACCCCGCGACTCTGCCCGGCTCTCAGCATTCGGTAATGATGCAGGACGTTTCTCAACCCGGATTTATTTCCATATGCGGGGATCTTGGTCCAGGTCTGCTTTATTTTCGATCCCGCCAGCATATTGCCGGGATGCTGATCCATTATGTGATAAGTAACCGGAGCTCCGGTCAGCGGATCTTTTTCAACCCCTGCCGTCAATATCAAAGAATCTGCCTGCCTGTTTTCATTGCAGATGCGGTCTGCCTCGATGACCTGGAGCCGGAGTTTATAAGGAGTCATGCCCCGGGAGAAGCGCGGCAGGTTAGTGAAGGAATCCCCGTTTTCAAGTGTTGCCCTGAAAGTGAGGTTGGCCAGGCCGTGACCGTTTAAGATCCGCGCACAATCACATTCCGTCGTTTCGAAAAATAATCGCCATTCTCGTTCGATGCGATTTTCGATATCATCGGCTTGCAAATCCGTCAGGGTCAGGATGTCTCGGTCTATGCGGGATTGTAATTTGAGCCCGGTACCGACAACATTGACGCAATTGGTTTCGATTGCACCGGTTGCTATGGGATTATTGCGAACCATGTCGCGGGATCTGGCGCGAAGCACTGAGAGGTCATACACGATGTCGGAATCTGCATCACCAGCTCGCGGGTTAAATCTCGCAGTCTGGCGCCTGGAGGTGGATCCTCCGATGTACTGGCCGGTAATGGCCATCATTGCCCGGGAGCGCATACGGCGGGCAGCCCTGTTCGGATCGAAATACTCGATTGCTTTATCAATCAGGTTCGGGCGAATGGTCTTTCCTGCTATTCTTACTTCTTTCAATTCGGAGTCACTCCCCTCATGCGGATCCCGCCGCGGCTTAATCTTTTGACCTGGCCGTCCCAGAACTTGATATTTTCCCGTATCTCCCGGGCATCGGCCCTTGTGAGGGCCCGGCCGGATACTGAATATGACTGGCCAGTGGCGACTGCTGTATCGGCGGCGAGCCAAATAGCCAATTGTGCTTCAGCCTGTGCGAGAGTTATTCCGGCCATCAGTCCTTTTTCCTCCAGGGGTTTGGGAAGGCCGCGATTCGCGTCAACGGCCTTCCCGGCATCAGAAAAGGAGGTCCTTAATTAGGCAGCTTTTTAACACACGGTTTTGGGGGCCGGACAGATATGGACAGAAACGGACAGGATATGGACAGAAAAAGACCGAAGAAAGACATTGACAGCTTTTTAGAGATTAATTTTTCACCTTTTTTTCATCGATAGTCATTTGACCTATAAACTCATCCATCTTATCGCGGTGCACGAAATATTTATTTTTGAGCATCTTAATCGGGGCGCCTTTTTCTATGAGCCAGTAAAAGGTCGACTTACCAATGGAATATGCCGAACAGATTTTTTCCCGGCCGCTGATTATTTTATTTTCATTTGCCATTCAACTGTCCTCCAGGCGCACTTCAATAGATTTAATTCAGACCCGGTCCCTTGCTTAGTACCCGGCGCGAAGTATTGTTCGCTCTTCTCTTTGTGATTTCAGCAAACAGCCGCAGGCCTCCGCCCGGAAATTCCGGCTCGGCGCACACGCCAGCGAGGACCTCCGCGTCTAAAAGATGGTTTGGCCTGTTATGGGGATTAATCCATTCCTCGTTTCCTTTATCATCGGCTTTCTTTTCCTCTGCCAGGATCTGGCTTACATAGTCGTCCTTTGTATCGGCATGAAGAAACGCAGCTCCGGGCATGTCGCGGGTTTCCTGATTGGCTGCGAGTTGAAGGCGATAATGGAATTGATCCTTCGCCTTATCGGTATCAATCGACAATATCCGCAGGCCTCCGGGAAGCTTCTTGCCCGCCGGTGTTGCCGTGATGACAGCGCCGATCTTCAGCATTCCTGGCTGCGGGGAGCTGCCCCCCTTGGTGCCCCAGAGAGAGAGGCCTTCGCGGCGGCGGTTCTTAATCAACCAGAAATAAGTTTCTTCGGTCATGGTCATCTTTTCGAATTTCTTTCCGCCTCCCGTATCAATCGCCGCCCTGAATATTCGCATCGGTTGATTTGTGCCTGAGACAGGATATGCGGTTTCAAAAAGCAGCTTTTCCACCTCTTCCCATGTAGCCAGAAAACCATAATGGATATTCCAGCTCGTCATATAAGGAGCCCAGGCGCGAACACTAAACCAGAACCCGTGCAGCTGGACATCTATTCCACAGGTCAGCGCAATGGCCTCTTCCGGCACAACCTGGGCCGGCAAGGAAGATCTCGCCGCCAGGATCTGGCTGCTGTCTTTCGATATTATGATTTGCTTCCATGGTTCGGCTTTATGCTTATTATAAAAATCTTTTTTCTTATTCAGGTCCTTCAGGCCGCGAAGGAAGGCGGCTGCAACCTCGGAGAGCGAAACAAAGGGAGAAATCCAGGACGGGATATGAAACCCGATCTTGAGCGGCCGGCGCAGTTTAAGGTATTCGGAGATCTCAAGCCCTGGGCCCGGATCTTCATCTTTTAGGCGCTCGCGCCATCTCCCTCTCTTTACCGCAACATCGCGATCGTAATCATTCCATATCGCGGTGCAGTGCGGGCATTCATACCCGGCGAGTCTTTCCGCCTCGATCGTCGCCGGATCCTCGGAGTGAAATTTTCCGTCCTGATCCGGTTCGGTTTTGTGGGCCCACTTGATCTGCCCGAAAAACATTTTTTGTTCCCTGCCGCAGGCCGGACATTTTACCCAGAAGTCGAATATCACCTGGGCCTCGGTCGTGAGGGCTTTCCAGATATTCCCGGTGTCAATGGTCGGCGTGCTGATTTTCCAAACTTTGCGGTTGTGCCTGTAAGTAATAGTCCGGGCCTCTCCCAGGGAGATCGGATCCGTCTCTCGCTTGCCGGCCGTGTCGACATATTTATCGACCTCGTCAAAGATAAGGTATCGGATCGGCTTGTTCGCCAGGCGCGCTGCGGAGCGGGCCCAGGCCATATATATCGGCATGTGCTGCAGATTAATCCGCAGCATGGAGCTGTCGTCCTCTTGGTTCGTCATGTAGGTACGCAGCCGCGGACTCGATTTGATCATCGGCTGGATCCGGTCCTGGTTATTCTCCCGGGCCGTGATCTCATCCGGGTAAATGCACAAGACGGGCCCGGGATCCCGGTCAATCGCATAACCCAGGCAGTTAAGGATCGCTTCTGTCCCTCCCACCTGGGGCGCCTTACAAACAATTACAGTCTGCACGGTCGGAAAAAAAGAGGCGTCCATGATGCCGGCGAGATAGGGAGTTACATCGTTTTTCCACTTGCCCGGGAGCACAGACATTGTGACGTTGCGGTATTTTTCGCACCACCTCGAGACAGGGATCTTTTTATGCTTTCGGAATATCTTTCGCTCCGACTCGCTGAACGTGATCGTCTTGCGGATCTCTCCCGGGATCTCGCGCAATGACGCCGGCAACCAGGGAGATGAGCGGGGGATGTGAATTAAATTCATCTAAATATCCCCGGTATAAATAAACTTTATCAAGTGAGGCAAAAGCATCCTTACCTGTTTCTTTGTTAAATGCATGCGAGTGTTTGCAGAATAATTATCCGGCATTTTAATTTTAGTCCAACCTTGACCCGGAATTAAAACTTTCGGATTTGCATCATCGCAACCAAGCCAAATAGCATCTTCAGTGGCAAGACTGCTCTTTTGAAGGGAACATTTGACTTCATATCGATCTTCAAACTCAATTAGAGAGA